TGATAATATTCAATCCATGCAGATAGATACTTTTGCTATGAAATATAAAAATTATGTAAAAATAAAAGATAAAAATATTTTATCAAAAGGTCAAAAAAAACGGCTTGACTATCTTGAAAAGAAACAAGATAAATTGAAGTTTATTAAAAAATAAACAAATGAATAAAGACAAATTCAACCCACCATCTCACTACCACAAAATAGCCAAAGACTATATTATCAAAAAAGATAAAGAACTCCAAAAAGAGGGTAAATATTATATTGATAAACAGTTAGCACTAAGGTGTATTAAATTTTCTAGCTATCTTAGGCATACAGATGGAATACTCCTAGATATTAATTTTCAGTTCGTTGAGTGGCAAATTAAGGCTATTGTAGATATATTTTCCACTAAGTATTCAAGTGGAGAGTATAAAGGTCTTAGGAGATATCAAAGAGCATTGTTTTTTATGCCAAAAAAGAATGGAAAAACAGAGTTAGGAGCGGTATTTCACTTGATAATGTTTTTTATTATTGATTCAGATAGGGTTAAAAATCAATTTAGTGTAGCTGGAGATAGTGAACAATCTCATATTCTACACTTAGCCATAGAAACCATGATTAGAGCAAGCAGAAACGACTTAGATTTGATGGAGTTCATAGAAAAAGTAACAATAAAGCCACCTCTGATAAAGAAAAAAAATGATATATATCCTCAAACAATGATGGCATTATCTAAACCAGTTGGGGATTCTGATTCAAAAGATGGCAAAAAGGTAACATTTTTTACATCGGACGAAGGACATTCACATCCTAGTAAATCACTATATCAACTTATAAAAAATGGTATGGCTTCACAATTAGAGCCTTTAGAAATAAACATTTCCACGGCAGGAAAATCAAAAACCACTTATTTTTATCTTGATATTTATTTGTATGCTAAAAAAGTAAAAGATGGAACAATCAAAGATGAAAGATTTTATCCAGTAATCTTTGAGATAGATAATGTTGAAGATTTAGAACAAAATGATGCTGATTTTTGGAAAAAAGAAAAATACTGGAAACTATGCAACCCTGCATATCCGATAAGCCCTACTAAGTCTTTTATGGAGGGATTGGTATCAGAATCAGAGCATAGTGAAGAGTCTCTGGTAACATTTAAAATTAAGCATTTAAATATTTGGCAGGATAAAGCCGTAACATGGATAAAAAGCCATATATGGACTGCAAATCAAACAAAAATAGGATTTACAAAACTAAAACAATTGAAAAACAGAAAATGCTATGGCGGCTTAGATTTATCTACAAGTATTGATATAACCGCTCTTGTGCTAATATTTGAGGACATAGGGGATGGATACGATATTATTCCTATGTTTTGGATACCTAAAGATAATATGATTGCTAGAGTCAAGCGTGACAAGGTGCCATATCTTGATTGGGTAAAAGATAAACTAATAAGAACTACAGAGGGAAATATAGTGGATTATGATTTTCTACAGAGGGACATAGAGAGGGTTTGTAGTTTCTTTAATGTGCAAATGATAGGATATGACCCATGGAACTCTAGTGATATTGTTAGAAGATTAACCGATAAAGATGTCGTAGAATTGATAAAAATAAGACAAGGAATATCTCTAACGGCATCAAATAAACAAATAGAGATATTAGCAATTCAAGGAAAGCTAAATCACGGGAATAATGCTGTTTTAAACTGGATGTGTTCAAATGTAGTTATTGATACAGACTCAAACGATAATTATAAGATTGATAAAAAAATGTCCACTGAAAAAGTTGACGGGATTGTTGCAATGAGTATGGCTCTGAAACTTGCTATGCTTGATATTGAAGAAAAAGAAGACGAAAATGTATATGAGGGTAGAGGAATGAGAATATTATAATTTATGATATACTTTTGCAGATTAAAAAAAAGGACAGAGGATGAAAATGTTTAGATTTATGCTATTGAGCGTATTATTATTTAGTGGATTGTTTGCAGCGGATACATATTACGACCAAACAATAGAGAACACTTCATGGAAAGAACAAGCCAAAATAAAGCTAGTTGATAGTGGAGATGGCAATGAAACGTTTTCTATATCAACAATCGATTATAACTCACCTATAAATATTGCAAGAGGAAATATCAGCGGTTCCGAGCCTTTTGGTGCTTATGGTAAAATAGTTACAACTGGAGCGGTTACAAACAGATTGTTATGGGCTGATGGCGATTGGTACATTCCTAATCAAACCTCAGGGGAGCAAATATCTATCCAGAGCACAAACTCAGCGGATGGTATAGGTGGAGCAGGGATAAGAAGTCTTCATTTAATTTGTCTTGATGAAAACTTGACACCTTATGAAGAAACAGTGGATTTAAACGGTACTAATTCAGTATTGACAACAGCAACAAATATTAGATTTATTCAATGTGCTCATATTAAAACCTTTGGAAGCACTAAGGCAGCTGTAGGTACTATTACATTAGAAAACATAGATGTAAATAAAACATATAACCAAATAGATGCCCTTGAAAATAGATGTAGTTCTTCTGCAAGAATGGTTCCTAAAGGTAAAAGAGCTATTCTGGCAGGAGTTGTTGGATCTTCTATTAGTGGTACTGCTGCATCTTCTTCTATTGTTGCGATAGCTTCTACTGTGTTTGCAGATCATGATTATACAAAAGATACAATACTTATACCGTTTGGAAGTATAGGGGTTCAAGATGGAGCAGTATCTTTTACATTACCAGTACCTGCTGTTTTTTATGAGGGTGCGATTATTGGTATGACGGTATCGACAGATAAGGCTGCAACAATAACTGGCAACTGGTACGGTTGGCTAGAAGATGATAATTAAGGGATTAAAATGTTTAGATATATTTTATTAAGTGTACTATCATTTAGTGGATTGTTTGGAGCGGATACCGCTTATGACCAGGTGCTAGAGAATATTTCATGGAAAGATAGCGTAAAAGTAAGACTTGTTGAGAATAATGACAGTACTTATTCCATGTCTCCGAATTTAGCGGATGGCGCAGGGAATCCGCTATCTTCAACAGATGGAAATTTAGATATCAGCAACTTTTATCTAAATGTTGCAAAAGGTGAAGTTAATAGACATAGTGTAATCCATAAGTTTGGAAGAAATCCTGCAGTATCAACTAGTTCATTTAGTACTATTTGGAATGGTGGAGGTGTATATACTGGGTTTAATGCTATCTCTGCTGAAATAGTAGAATTATATTCAGATGATGTTGATGATGGGAATTCAAGTACTGGACTAAACACTATTAGAATATTTGGACTAGATGCTGATTGGCACGAACAATATGAAGATGTAGATTTGAACGGTACAAACTCTGTATATTCTACTTTATCATATATAAGACTTGATAGAGCCAAAGGGTTAGATGCTGGGGCATCAGGACATAATGAGGGTGATATAACGATAAGACAAAGTGTTACAATAGCTAATGTGTTCGCAGTTGTACCAGCTACATACAATTCTACAATGATAGCAGCTTATACAATCCCAGCCGATAAAACAGGCTATTTAATGAGCTTATCTACAGCACTATCTAATAAGAATGCAGCAGTTGTTGAAGTTAGGTTTCAGATAAAACAGCCGGGCAATGTGTTTACTGTAGGTGGTGAAGCTGCTATGAATTCTGTAGGGTCTGGTTTTGCTACTTTTCCTTTTCCTGTTCCGATAAAGATACAAGAAAAAACAGACATATATATAGAGGGCGAGGCATCAGCAAGTGTTGCAGTTTCTGCTTTTATGGATATTTTATTGGTGGATAATTAAGGAATAAACTAAAGATTATCATATTTTAAAAAACTATGATACAATACATTAATTAAGTCGAGTAAAATCGCAACATTCAACGAGTCTGAAATTACGACTTAAAGGTACAACATGAACATTACGAAAAAGATACTTATATTTTATTTTATTATTCTTATCTGTCTTGTAGTGTCTTCTTCAGGGGTGTATGTATTTAGCCCAATTGTGGGAGAAATATACTTCGCTACATGGGTATTCCTTATCCCATTAATCGCAATTAGTAAGCTATACGAACAAGTCCAAACAGAAGAGAGTCCATAATGGATTTTTCAAGAGTATGGCAAAGCGATGAAAGCTCAGATGATTTTTTAAGAATTTTCAATAATGCTGCAGAAACTTCGAGCGGTGTAAAAATTACAGCAAATACAGCATTAAGAAATTCAGTCGTGTTTGCTTGTAATCGTGTATTAAGTGAATCAATTTCTAGTTTACCATTAGTGCTTTATAAAGAAGATGAAAAAGGTAATAGAGCTAAAGCAAAAGACCATCCTTTATATAAATTACTAAACAGCAATCCCAATAAAGAATCTACTACTATGCAGTGGCGAGAAACTATGATAACAAACCTCAATCTAAGAGGTAATCATTTTACTCAAATAATCCGAAATAGAAAAAACGAAATAGTTTCATTATGGGGATTAGATACTGCGAGAATGACAGCTAAAAGACTTGAAAGCACTGGCGAAATAATCTTTATTTACAATTTAGGAACTAAAGAAATAGCATTTAAGTTCGATGATATTTTAAATGTAGCTGGATTATCACTTGATGGTATTTCAGGAATTAGTCCTATAGCCTACAATAGAGAGAGTTTAGGGGTATCAGTAGCATTAGAAGCTCATGCAGGTTCATTCTTTAAGAATAGTGCAAGTCCATCTGGTATTTTTTCTATCGAGGGCGAATTATCAGATATATCATTTAATAGAATGAAAAAAGACTTTGATTCAAGCTGGACTGGAATGAAAAACAGCAACAAGCCAATGGTTTTAGAGGGTGGAGCAAAATTCTATCCAATAACTATGACAAATGTTGATTCTCAATTCTTAGAAGCTAGAAAGTTTCAAAAACAAGATATTTCAGCTATTTTTAGAGTTCCATTGCACATGATAAACGACCTTGAAAAAGCTAATTACAATAGCATAGAGCAATTATCTTTAGGGTTTGTTATCTATTCGCTTACTCCATCTTTGATTAGAGTAGAACAATGTATGCAACGTGATCTATTAACTGAAAAAGAGAGAGCAGATGGATATTACATCAAACATAATCTATCAGCACTACTAAGAGGCGATATTAAGTCAAGAGCAGAATTATATAGCAAATTCGTATCAACTGGTATTTTCACTATAAATGATGTTCTAAAACTTGAAGATATGAATGAAGTTGATAATGGTGGAAATAGATATATGCAAATGGCTATGACAACTATTAATAATATTAACGATGGTAAAAATCTAAAACAAGAGGTAAAAACAAATGCTTAATATTTTGACAGAGTATCCTTGGGCTATTACTGAAAAAGCACTTAAAGAGATAATCTTAGCAGTACAAAAGTTTGATATTAAAAGTGCAATAAGTACGGGGTACGAGACAGTTCCATCAGAGAGAGTTCAGCTAATAAAAAATATTGCAGTTATATATGTGAAAGGTTCAATTTTTAGATACTCAAATATCTTTACAGATTTTTACAACTTGACTACTATTGACAATTTAAAAGAAGATGTTAACTATGCTGAAAGTTTAGAGGATATTGATGAAGTTGTATTTTTCGTTGATTCTGGTGGCGGTCAAGCTAATGGAATAAGTGAGTTTTCTCAAATAGTGGCAAATATGAAAAAACCTACAACTTCTTATATCTCTGGAAGTGGTGCAAGTGCTGCTTATTGGATAGCAAGTGCAACTAATAAGATAGTCATTAACAAAACAGCAATAGCTGGAAGTATTGGTGCAATGCTAGAGGTTTATGATGATTCCAAAATGTTAGAAAAATTTGGAATTAAAAAAACTGTTTATAAATCAAAGGTTTCTCCAAATAAAAACAGTGATGAAGAGCTGCAAACAGTAGTCGATAGAGTAGGAGAAGAATTTGTTACAGATGTAGCAAAAAATAGAAATGTGTCTTTTGAGTTTGTTTTAGAAAATTATGGTCAAGGAGGTTTATTTGTTGGAGAAGATGCAGTTGATGCAGGGTTAGCGGATAAGGTTGGAACTTTTGAAGAGGTGTTAGCTTCTTTTGGAACGAGTAGCCAATCGAGCTTTAATGGTGCGAAATTTAATGCACAACAAAGACAAATTAATCTATTAAAGGAGATTTAATGTTAAAAAAATTAATAGCAGCGAGAACAGTAGCAATCGCTAGTATGGGAACGCTAAACGATACAGCTTTAGCAGAAGAGAGAGAGTTCACAGCAGATGAGCAAACGCAATATAACGAGCTAAACGCTAAGCAAAACAGCCTAAAAGGTCAAATTTCAATAGCTGAAAATCAAGCTAGTTTAAACGCTGAAATGAATAAACCAACATCAACACCGTTTCATGCACCAGTTGCAGCACAAGAGCCTTTAGATGTTGAGTTGATGGATGATACTGGTGGATTTAAAGATTTAGGTGAGTTTATGGGTGCTGTTAAGTCTGGTGTTGATTCTCGTTTACAGTTTGTAGCTACTCAATCAGCAGGAACAGGTAGTGAGGGCGGTTATTTAATTCCTAAACAATTTGGTGCAATGATTAACGCATTTACTCCAGAGGGTTCAATTGTTAGATCACGTGCAACAGTTATTCCTGGTGGAGAGTATCCAGATGCTGAAATTTCATTTCCAGCTTTAGACCAAAGTGGAGATAAAGGTGTTTATAGTGGTGTTGTTACTACTTGGTTAGCGGAAAATGAAGAGATTGATGAAACTTCATTCTCATTAAGAGAAATTGCAATGGCTCCAAAAGGTATCGCAGGATTTATCGCATTCTCTAATAAACTATTGAGAAATGCACCAGCTGCATCAACTATGGGAACAATGCTACTAGGTCAAGCAATCGCAAAAGCAGAAGATGACGCATTTATTCAAGGCGATGGTGTTGGTAAGCCTATGGGATTTTTAAACCATGTATCAGCAAAAGCTTTAAATAGAAATACAGCTGATACTGTAAAATTTATTGATTTAACTCTCATGGTGCAAAACCATAAAGGCGATATGAAAGAATGGGTAATTTCTCAAACTTTATATTCAACTATTACAACAATGGTAGATGCTAACAATGGTTTAATTTTTACAAACGGTGTTAATGGAGTATCTCCAATGATGTTTGGCTTTCCAGTTAGATGGTCTGAAAGAACTCCTACTAAAGGTGTTAAGGGTGATATTATGTTACTTGACCTTTCATACTACTATGTAAAAGATGGAAGTGGATTGTTATTATCTGCAAGTTCACACGTTAAGTTTACAAGTGATAAAACATTGTTCAAAGTTACAAAATCAGTTGATGGTCAATCATCTATGAACGGCACACTAAAACTAGAAAATGGCTCAACAGTATCACCTTTCGTGATTCTTGATGTACCATCAGCGTAAGGAGCTAAATTATGGCAACAATAACACCAACAACAACATCATCATCAGGTGTAGTTTCTATTACAGAAACTACACTCGGAGCAAGTGATACTTTTGTATTTAAAAGAAATGCAAAGCAGAGACTCATTCTGAGAAATGATACAGTAGGCGCATTAACTCCTCTGATAGATGGAGATGGTTCAACTAGCGTAGGAATAGATGGAATAGGCTCCATTGATGTATCTGGCGGTTTTTCTGTAGGCGAAATGGCAGCGGATGCTGTTGTATCATTAAATACTGACTCAATTAGAGAGTATTTAAAAGGTACGATAGAGATTACTGGTGGTACTGGAATAGTAGCCATCTTAATGGAGGGATAGAAATATGCAATTATTAGAAGAAGAATTAGTAGTAGTAGCAGGAGTAGAACCACAGGACATAGGAACTGCTGATGTAACAGGTGATTATTTAGCAATGAGCGGTGCAGACCAGATTCTAGCTACATTTACAACAGAAGCACTTACAACTGGTAAAATCGGAACAGTAGAGCTATTACAGGCTACTGATTCAAGCGGTACTGGTGCAAAAGCACTAGCTACAGCAGTAAGCGGAACATCAGTAGATAGTGGAGCGGTTACTGTTTCAGTTGGTGTTAAAAGTGATGATTTTGATACAAACAATGATTTTGCTTTTTATGCGGTTAAAGTTACTATTGATGAAGCTGGAAAACTTGGTGCTGCAACAGTAGCACGTGGACATTTAAGATATAGCGTTTAATCGCTGTATCTAAAGGAAAAAACTATGAAAGTTATAATTTTAAACTCATATTTTGACAAAGGTCTTAATAGACAAGTTGAAGTTGATGAAGTTCTTGATTTAGATGAAGATAGAATTGAAGTTTTAAAGTCTATTGGTGTTGGTGTCAAAGAGTACAATGAAGATTTGGACGATGATGAATCGGATGAAGATTTGGACGATGAAATAGCTAAAATGAAACTTTTAATGTCGACTACACAAATGTATCAGATGCAAAAGAAGCATTAAAAATACTAACGATAAGCTAAAAGAGTAAAAAATGAATTTAGTTCAAACCGTAGCACCAATAGACGAACCTTTAAGTTTGGCAGATGCAAAAACTTTCATGCACATATTAGAATCTGATGAAGATGATTTAATCACATCAATGACAGTAAGTGCGAGAGAATATGCAGAAAACTACACTAATAGACAGTTTGAAATTGCTACTTATGAACTAATTACAGATCGTATATATTCAGGTTTGATAATTCCAAAAAGTCCAGTTACTGAAATCTCAAAAATTGAGTATATGGACAGTGATGGAGCTTATCAGACTTTGAGTGCAGATGATTATTATTCTTATATTGAGTATGGTGCGACTAAACTATATATTGAAAGTATGCCATCTCATAAAAGCGATAAGAGAGCCATTAAAATCACATTTAAAGCTGGATATACGACTGTTCCATCTTCAATAGTTTCTTATTTAAAAGTTCTTGTTTCTACAATGTATGAAAATAGAGAGCAGTATATCGTGGGGGTGTCAGTTGAAACAATGGCAAACCCAGCTATTCATAAAATGCTTGATATGTACAAGGTTCAGACAGTATGAGAGCTGGAAACCTAAGAAATAAAGCTGTTATTCAAAAAGTAGGAACGACTACTAATGAATTTGGCGAAGTGGAAGAGGGAGATTTTGAAACTTTTAAAACTGTTTGGTGTTCGATTACACCGATTAGCGGAAAAGAATCTTTTTTATCGAATGCTGATTTTTCAAAGACTACGCATAAGATTAGATTTAGATACATAGCCGGAGTAAATGCTTCAATGCGTTTTGTTTGGCAAGGTAGATATTTTAATTTTATGAATCCGAGAAATATTAGTGAGCGTTTTAAAGTGATTGAAACTTTAGCATGGGAAGATAACAATGGCTAATGGCATATCATCTAGTATTGACTCAAAAAAGCTTTTAAAAGCACTTAAAAAACTACCGTTAAATATTGAAAGAAATGTGATGGTAGGTTCTACAAGAGCAGGGGCTACGGTCGTATCAGATGAAGCCAAAAGACTAGTGTCTAAAAATAGCGGTACTCTTAAAAAAAGTATCGGGATAATCAAACGAAAAACAAAAAAAGGCATTACGACATTTTCAGTAAGCCCTAGACGCGGTGGAAATAACGATGGCTTCTATGCGAAATTTTTAGAGTTTGGAACATTTGCACATTTTACAGGCACATTAAAAAAACCAAGATATGGAAGACTTGGCAGAATTAGAAAGCTAGTAGTTGCAAAAGGTGGAGGAATTAGACCTAGACCATTTTTAAGACCAGCACTTGAAAAAAGCGTAGATGAAGTTTTAAAAGCTTCAAAAGAGTACATTGCAAAAAGACTTCCAAAAGAAGTAGCAAAGGCTAAAAAATGAGTATTGAATCTGATTTAGTATCTCATTTAAAAAATGATAGTGCGATTACTGATTTAGTGGAAAATAGAATATCCCCTTTGATGGGGTTGCAAAATACAGCTTATCCATTTATTACTTATTTTGTAGTTAGTGATATTAGCAATCAATGTATAGGTGGTAGCGTGTATCAAAACGATACTAGGTTTCAAATTGATGTATGGGATACTAAATATTCCAAAGTCAAGGCGATAAAAGAAGCTGTATTAAGTGCGTTAAAAGGTTTTAAATCATCTTATGCGATAAGCAACATGGATGATTACGAACCAGATACAAAACTTTATAGACAGTTAGTTGATTTTAAACTTAAGGGGTAAATCATGGCTTTAGAAGTAACAGACGTTCAGGGAACAAAAATATATTTAGTAGCAACTGGCACAGACGTATCAGATGCAGCAGCAATTGCAACAGCAATTTTAGGTGGCAAACAGATTGGATGCCTGCAAGCACTTGGAGATATTTCAGAAACAAGAGCAGTAACAGAGTATACATGTTTAAGTTCAGATGAAAGTACAAAATCATCAGGTTCAGTAAGTCTTGGTAATCAAGAAATATCTACACTATTTAATGCAGCAGATACAGCTGGTCAGCAAGATATGATTGCTATGTGGGATGATAATTCTCGTAGAATATTTATTGTTGAAATGAATGATCAAATTACACCAACAACCGGGAATCCTACATATATGACATATGAGATTTTCGTAAGTGGAAGAGTTATACCTTTTGCAAAAGATGCAGCAGTTTTATATAATGCAACTTTTGAGCAATCTAGCAGAATGGTAATGACATTAGCGACTTAATATAGGTGCCGGGTTTTGTAGTATATCCCGGCACTTTGACTTTAAAACTACAGCAAAAACTATAAAAACAAGGAAAAAAACTATGAAAAAAGATTTATTAGCCCTATTAACTGTAAGAACTGAAATAGTTAAGATGGAATGTTTAAAAGGTACAGATTTTGAAGATACGGAATTTCAATTTAAAGAAATGAATATCGCGCAAAATCAAAAACATAGAGAAATTCTAAGCGATAAAAACAACGTTAATAGAGTTAATGATTCTATGGTGGAAGCCTGCCGTGCCGTTATGATAGAGCCTAAGTTTTTTACAGACAAAGAACTTGAAAATCTCAACGGATTAGGCGAAGTAATCATGAATGAAATTATAATGAAGATACCAACTATCGGAATGAGCGCAAAAGAAAAAAAAGAATATCTTAAAAAGGTCGAAGAGTTTGCCAAAAAACAAATTGACGAACAATCAAAAGATACCAATGAGGTGGACGAAGAAAAAAAGTAAAAGAGGAGCGGAAATTCCTCTTTAAATTGGTTCAGCAGTTAAATTATAGAACTGTTACGGAACTTGAAAACACAATGAGCTTGAGAGAGCTTTATGAGTGGTATGAGTACTATTCAGAAGAGCCTTTTCTCGCTGATAGATTAGAAATTCAAATGGCAAATGTTTGTACTATGGTTGGAAGCTTTGGCGGTTCAAAAGCAAAACATAGCGATTATATGATTAGAAAAATAGAGAAAAAAGTGCAAACTGTAAAAGAGTTTGAAGATGATTTAAAGGCAAGATTTAAGCCTTTTGCTAAAATACAATAGGAGTTTAAGATGGCTATGTCACTCGGAGATATAATTGTTAACGTCAAATCGGATACTTCTCAATTAGTAAAAGGTTTTAAACGAGCAGAAAATTCAGTAACAAAAACTGCAAAAAATATGAATAACGCTATCAAAATATTGACAGCCGGGTTCATAGGTTTAAGTGTGGTAGATTTAGCTAAAAGTTTAGGCAGACAAGCTGATGAAATGACAAACATCGACAGTAAACTAAAACTTGTAACTAAGTCTACAAAAGAATTAATAGATACCCAAGAAAAACTATTTAAAATCTCTCAAAAAACACGAAGCAATTTAGCCAACAATGTGGATTTATATCAAAAAATATCATTTTCCACAAAAGAATTAAACCTTACTCAAAAAAGACAATTAGATTTAACAGAACAAATAAACAAAGAATTGTTAATAAGTGGTACAACATCAGCAGGTGCGGCAACTCTAATAACTCAATTAGGTCAAGCATTTAGTAGTAATTTCAAAGCAGTATCTCAAGAACTCAACACACTAAAAGACCAAGCTCCATCTCTATATCAAACTATTTTAGCAGGGATGGGTAAAACTGGAGCAGAATTTAAAAAGATGGCGGAAGCTGGTGAGCTATCCTCAGAAATGATTATTAGTGCCATCGAAAAACAAGCTATTAAAACAAATGAAAACTTTAGTAAAATCGCTACGACTATGGATAAAGCTTCTGGCAATGTAAGAAATTCTGCAGTTAGAATAATAGGCGAATTTGATAAAATAACTGGTGCTAGTAAATTTGTATCTGATAGCATTTTAAATATTTCTAAATCAATGGACGAAATTGATTCACAACAAATAGAAATAATTGCTAATAACATATCTAAAACTTTTGACGACATGAGAGTGGTAGCATCTGCGCTAAATGGAGAAATTGAAAAAACAGGTAATTTGTTTGATGGCGCAACTAATCCACTAGATTCTTTCAATATAGAGCTTCTAAATTTGCAAAATTCAGCGGTTGGAGTAATCGCATTTATGTCAACGATAAATGCTTCACTTGAAAACACATCATTGTTGTTCAAAAATGCAGGAATCGGAGTAGCTTCTCTAATTAACTTTTTTTCATTAAGTAGTGACGAGTACCAAAAATATTCAATAGAAGCTCAAAAAGAAGTTGATTCAAATAGAGCAAGAATTAAAACACTTGAAGAAATTGGAAATGCCGGGATAGAAGCTGGAGAAAAACTAAGAAAATCGTTTTTAGAAGCGGATAAAGAAAGAGAAAAATTAGCAAAAAGCATATTAAACATTCCTAACATTGACGTATCAAAAAGTCCCATAACAAAAACAGAGGATTTTTCTGAATTTGATGAAGACTTATCAGGATTTAACGACAATATAGAATTTCAATTAGCACAGAATAAAGTATTATTTGATGATAGAGTAGCCAAAGAAGAAGAACTATCAGAAATAAAATTAACACTACAGGCACAAGCAACCGAACTTATCACAAGCGACATTGATAAGATAAATGAAAAAATGCTCCCGGTGTTTGAACTCATGCAAGATGTGTGGAATCCAAAGCAAATGGAAACATTCTTTGATGTTTGGAATAAACAACTTAAAAAAGTAACCAAAGAACAAAAGAAATATGATGGTATAGGGTCTAGTGATTGGACTGCCGGATTAAAAGGTCAATCTAAAGATATTGCAAATCTAGGAAATGCTTTTAAGGATATAGGAGCAGAGCAGAAAAAATGGAATAAATACAGTGCTGAAAATGTTGCAACAGAAGAGGACAAAAACAAACATTTAAAAGAACAGGTTGGTGTTTACGGCAACTTAGCAGGTGCAATGGTTAATATGGCAGAAGAGGGCAGTTCATCTGCTAAGGCACTCCAAGTAGTTCAAGCAGGGTTAGCATTAACAAGCCTAGCATTAGGGGCGATGGAACAGTCTAAACTACCTTACCCTTACAATCTCGTAGCAATGGCATCAACAGTAGCAACAGGAATATCCATAATGTCTTCACTCGGTGGCTCAGGTGGTGGTGGAGGTTCAGCATCCAGCATAAGCGGTGCGACAATGCAAGAGTCAGAATTTCAAACTTCTATGTTAGAGTTATCAAACCAGCCAATAATTGACGAGCTAGAGAGACAGACGGAACTTTTAGAATTAATAGGATTAGAGGGTACAGCAGGGAGAGCTAGATTAAAAGTAGGTGAAGCGCAATTTAACCAAGACATAGCACTTATTGCAGAAGAGATTATCAGAAGTACACAAACAGTATCGGCTAAAGCAGGTTATAAAGGTTCAACGGTTGAAGATGTACTTGCTATTTGGGAAAGTCAATTCTCAAAAGTAAATAAACAAGTCGAAGCAGATATTTTCATTCTTGCTGATAATTATAAAAGAATAACATTCAATGCACAGGCATTTAGAGAAAATGCACTAGCTGCACTAGGTGCTGTTTTTGAGTTTGGTTTAACAAATCGTCTAGCAGATTGGAGAGAAGCAAAAGAAGACGGAGCTAGAACCGATGCGGAAATAGCATCATGGACTACAGCAAAAAGTATAGACAACGCAAATAATATGCAAGAAGCAGCGCACGACTTTATAATGTCAATGAGTGATGTTGTAGATACGATGATAGGTGCTAAAGATAGTTTTAAAGATTTACATGATGATTTATCAACCTCTTTTAAATTTGTCGAAAGAGATTTGGAAAGAGCACAGAAAACAGTTAAAGGTTTAATAACGGGAAGCGGAGCGGTAAGCTTCACGGACTATCTACAAAAACAAGTATTAGCCATAGAAGCAGTAGAGAGAGAATTTACAACAGACATAACAACCTTATTCCTAAGCAAAAGCCCTGCTGATTTAGAAGCACAGGCTGCAGCATTAAGCACTTTAAATAAAACAATGGATACTGCTTTTACAGTAGATAAAATCGAAGATGCAATAAATGCAGTAGATGCAATAGAGATGGTGGGCGAGGCTATGGCGGAAATAGCTGAGCAAGGACGCGAATTTAAAGATAGACTTGCTAGAATTGGCGCGAGTGAAGAGACGATTCTATTAATGGATAGAATAGAAGAACTCAGCAAAGTAACTGACAAATATAATCGCTCTCTACTAGAAGAAATTTATGCAAAAGAAGATGCTATAGAAGCATCAAATAATTACATAGAGCAGTTATCAAGTGACATTGACTCTCTTAACGGTGTACTGAGTTCACTTTCCGGAATCATTGACAAGTTAAAAGGTGCTACTCTTGGTACAGATTACAGTTTAAACAAATTTTATGACTCTATGAATACCACTTTAGAACTATCTAAAAGTGGCGATACGGATGCATTTACTAAATCACTTTCTCTAACAATTGGAGCATCTAATATCTTATTTAATAAAGATGCTTTTGATTTTAAAAGAGATATGTTATTCGCTCAAGCTGTAGCTGTTAATCAGTTCGAGGGAATAGAGATTGACACTAAAACACAAATTGACTATCTTCAAGAAATAGCTGATAACACCAAACAGCAGTTAGTCGTTTTCCAAGATGGAGATTTTTCTAAGATGGTTAGTTACGCTTATGAAGTTGCTTTAGGAAGAACTCCCGATATTGCAGGTGCTGAATACTGGAACAAGCAATTAGAGACAGGGGCTGTTTCTCCCGGTGATCTAACTTCTTCTATTGCAACAGCCGCTGTTAATTATACTGGTGGTGCTGTCGCAGGAGTGGATATTGAGGCGAGTAAAGCAAGTGCATCGAATTTATTAGTAAAAGACATATATAAAAAATATGATTTAGAAAAATACCAGACAGATGATAGTGGATATGACTACTGGGCTGGACTTGTAGCAAGTGGTGAATTGCCAATCTCACAATTAAATGAAGCGATAAGAACATCAGCAGAAGCTGCATTAGGCACTAGCCTTTTACCTCAGTTTGCAAACGGAACACCAAACGTGCCATCAGACATGGTAGCAGGTATCCATCAAGGTGAAATTATTGTCCCTGAGACATTCAGCAACGGGCTAAGAAATGGTGATTTAACAATGGGTAATCAATCGGACGTGGTAGCACTTTTAAATGGCATACTATCAAAACTAGAAGAACAAAAAGTTGTTCAAGAGGATAGTAAAGATATTCAAGATGCATCACTTGAAAAATTAGAACAAATAGAGGAGGCGAGTTAAATGGCACAAGCACCAGTATTCAAGTCAGTCGGAGGGATTCAAGTTGTAAAGGGTCGTCCTTACACTAGTGCTGATTTACCAACTGTTCCAGTTACACCTATAGATACAATAAAAATATCCGAAGCTCCAAAAATATGGCGAAAAGTCTATAATCAAGATGGAACTATAAAACAAGACTCTGGTGGGAAAGATGTTTATTCACGAGGAAGTCAAAGAGGCGTTTGGATTTTAATCGTTAGAGATGGTGTTTCTTATGACACATCTGGCGAGGATGTGAATGTTCCTACCCTGCATAAAGAGGGCGAAGAAATAGGATTAGATGATGATAACACATATACATTTTTAAACGCTTGTAGAATAGAGTACGGGAATTTATAATGATATCAATTAATCAATTAATAGATGAATTCTTAACATCAAATGCAGAAAATATAATAGCAGAATATGCACCAGCAACTACATATGATACAGCAGATGAAGCAAGAGAATTAACCAGAATATATAAATCTATAGCAAGTGGAAATTTAGGAAACTACCCACCAAATAATATAGATGATTTTTGGATGGACTGGGAAGCATCTAATGAATATGCAATGCTTGATTTATTTGAAGAGACTACTACAACTTTTGCAGCAAATGGAATTGTAACTTTTAGTCGTGATAACAAAGAAGTAATAGCAATTGGCGAATTTCAAGCAACCCAGATAACAGTGGAGTATCAAGACGACATAGATGCGGTATTGGATACAGAAACATACGACTTTTCATCATTGGGCGATAGAATAGACGGATATAGCTATATTTATGCAGACTTTGTTACATCTCAGTCAGAAGTTGTTTACAAACCACTTCAAAGATTAGGCACAAAGATAAGAGTTACTTTCAAAAGAGGCGGATTAAGCACATATTGCGGTTTCATGGTTGCTGGAAAATCAACATTTATGGGAAAAACACTAGATAATGTCAGTTTCTCAAATAAAAAAATAGGTTTTACTGATAAGCGTGTTGCATCATTTAAAACAATCGTTCCTAAAACCTCACTAATGCTAACTCTTTCAAATGGAGATGCTATCAAAGGTGTTCCACTGTTGTTTGTGATAGACCCTAGTGAAAATACCTCTCATCACAACATGGTATCTATAGCTAAAATCACAAAAGTGAACGGCACAGGCTCTAATAACGAAGAAAATCAAATATCATGGGAACTAACCCAAAACTAAGGATAATAAATGAGTACAATTACAACAGTAATCGGAGACGTAACAGAACCACTAAAAGCTACAGAGGTTGACGCATCAAGTCCAGCATCAATAAGTGCATATGTGGCAAGTCAAGAAGCTCACAATGAAGACATTTCAGATAATTTTGTCCCAGAAGTGAATGAAGTTGGCGAACAAATGAACACAGTCGCGAGTGAAGTTAATGACAATGCTGCAGCAGCAGCACAATCCGTAACAGATGCAGAAACACAAGTTACTTTAGCTGAAGCAGCAGCAGCTCAATCAGCAGCATCGGCTAACAATCATGGGGCATGGAGTAATTTAACTGGTGCTTTTCCTATAGGTGAGTCTGTAACCCATGACGGCGGTGTATGGATTTCAAACATAGCTATATCAGATGTAACTGCAAGTGAGCCAGATAGTGAAAATAGTGACTGGACAGACATAAGTATAGATGATGCTGACTTGGCACTAAAGCTAGATAAACAAAACCCAGCAGTTGCGATTCCGGCACTTGAACTAAATCAAGCAAACGGTCTAAACCAAACAGATACAATGACAGGTGATAAAGAATACACCGATGGCTTATCTGATGGGGATGCTGTTACATTCACGCTTATAAACGGTGGGTATACGCCAACATATCCTACAATAGAATGGTGGGATGGCGGAGATGGCACAACCGAGCCTACTCTCGGAACTAAAGACAAGATAGTGTTTTGGAAAGAGGGCAGCACATTGTACGGCAAACACATAGGTAGTATAGTATGATACCTTTTCATTTGTTTCCTGATGTTTCTACTGAGGTTACAACAGTAGCACCAGAAGGCACATCATTCGATGGTGATACAGACTACCTTTCAAGAAGTAGTGACTTTGTAGGGAATACAGATAGTAAGACTTTTACTTTTAGTTGTTTGGTATACAGAGGGCAAGATGGAATAATAAGCTTTCCTATTAGGTCAAATGGTGGAGCTTTTCGTGTCGATGTTAGAGATACTACTATAAATATCGAGGCATACAATTCGAGCCTATCATTAATTTTATCATTAACAATTGACGCTTCAATAAGAGATACATGGTCAGAGGTTTTAGTTTCAGGAGATATGAACTCACAAAGTACAATAAAAGCATATCTTAGTGATGTATCTAACTTTACAATAAATACTTATGTAAATGATACAATAGACTTCACAAGGTCTGATTGGTATATAGGGTCAGGAAATGGTGCTTCAAACTTTGTAAAAGGCAGACTATCAAACCTATACCTAGACTACACATACAGAGATTTATCAATAGAAGCTAATAGACGTTTATTTATAACAGCAGATGGTAAACCAGCAGACTGGGCAACACTTGTAGCACTAAACCCTATACTAGCACTACAAATGAAAGATGCAAGTACAGCACACATCAATGATGGTACTGGTGGAAACATGACACAAAACGGTACACTTGCTACAGCAGATAGAGGTGCAAATCAAGATAATTGTGTTGCTAGTGAGTTTGATGGGAGTGATGATAGTTTAAGTAATGCTGATATTGGAGCTAGTGACGGAAAAGAATTTATTGTATCATTCAACTTCACAGTAGGGACATATAATAAAATATGCGAAATTGGCACAAGTGGTGGACTTCATTCAATAACCACTGATACGGATGGTTCTATAGTTTTTACATTCATTGGTCCTCTTGCTTCTTCTGGTACTATTTTTGCGGATACTATCTTTACAGGAAGAGCCATTGGGACTCAATTAAGCGTTCAGGTAAGTGTTGATCTAACTGACTCCAATAACTATAAAGTCTTTGTAGAGGGTGTAAACATTGCAGTATCAGCTACTACATACACTAACGAAACAATAGTTTTTGATAGTCAAAAAATTACACTTCTGGCTAATTATTCTGGCGGTACTTTTTACGCTGGGACAATAGGCGAACTATACTTCGACACAACCTACATAGACATAGAAACATCTAATCCTTTCTGGGATACAGACACAAGCAAACCAATTCCAGTAAGAACAGCTATGGCTAACTTAGGGAGTAACCCTTTAATCTGTATGCCAATAGATGCTAGTAAACCTATTGCTAATTATGGTAGTGGAGGTTCATTCACACTCAATGGTGGCGGTTTACTTGGTGCTAGAGGTGCTAGTGAGGAGATTTCAAGAGGTGCAGTAGTCGACGGTACTGACTATTTAACAGGTTCTATCTATTGTGAAAGTTTGGTTAAATGGAAATCAACAGATGGCGGTGCCACGTGGACACCAACATACGCAAATGCGACAACTGTAACAAATATTGGAAACGGTACAGATAACGGAGTAGTAGCTTTTTATATGGGCTTTAGTGATAATATAAACTGGGCTACAGAATCAAACAAAAACTTAATAACCAATCAAATGGGTTTCCCTCGGACAATGGCTACCGTAATTAGTGAAAGTGGATGGACTCCTGTTTTAGGTTTAGACTTCAAAGATACTGCAAACTTTGGAGCAAATCTTTACGGAGCAGATTACACAGAGACAGGAACAATCACTGCTGGTGCAGATATTGTAGCTTAGTAAAAGGAAAAAGAAATGATAACAAAAGACTCAAAATTTGGCTTAGTTGAAAATGGCGAGATACTAAAATATAATGTATCTCAAGTCAAAACCGGATTAGGTATAAACTCACCTATAGAAACATACAACAGTAGAGGATGGTATCTCATAGTAGATGCACCGCCAATACTTGAAAGTTGGCAGACAATGTCTAGTGATTATGTAGTTGATGAGCCTAGCAAGCAAATAGATAAAGTCTATACTGTCACGGATAAATCTGTAGCGGTCTTTGCGAAAGCAAAGATAGACGAACTTGCTAAAAAATCAAGTGAAGTTGAAGTAGCTGGAATAGATGTCGATGGTTTTGAGGTCGCAACAGATAGAAGCACACAAGCATTATTAAACGGTGCTTTTGCTCATTCTGGAAGAAATCCAAACACACCGTTTAGCTTTAAGGGAAAAAATGGATGGGGCACGGTAGATAGTGCAGAAATATATCAGATTAACAATATGGTTGGTGAACACGTTAGAGATACCTTTGACAAAGAGAAGTTGCTCTATGATGCAATAACTGTTATTGCAGATGATGCAATCGCCACAGATAATGAAAAGCTCATACTCTTGGAAGAATTTGACATTAATGTGGAATGGGATAAGTTATGCGAATAATAGCAACAGAAAACAGAGACTTAGGAGAATTTGGAAGATTAGTTAACGAGCAAGAATATATCAGCAGCAATGAAACTCTTAAAGATTTATATGTTTTTTGGGGATATGCTAAATATTATGATGATACAAAACCACGAAACAAGAAAGGTTGGTGGTTTTATGAAGAGATGGCGCATCCACCAGAGACGATGGTGCTAAAAGATAATGCCTTTTATTGCTCTAAAAAAGGTCAAGAAACATCAGCTACATGGGAACCAACGGAATGGATACTAGTCGGGCAAGGTTAGAAAATGGAAAAAGACCCTTTAAAAAGAATAGAGATTCATTTAGTAGATTTAAGTCATAGATTTAAGTCTATTGGAAAACCTATCTTTTATATGAAAAATATTTTAATCTTCATCCTAAAATATAAAGATTTGTTCACCAAGGCTGTTTTTATTCTACTGGCATTATGGTATCTTGAATATTATAAAAACAGTATATTGACAGAGGTTAGAGAAATCACAAAAGAACAGGCTGATAGAGTCGTACAAAAAATAAGATATTCTATCCAGAAAAAAGGTTTATAATATGGCTCACTTTGAAGAGAAAGAAATAATATTATCTGTACCAATAACAGGTGATATTCGTACTACACTAAGTTCTTTAACTTTTCATAGTGATATTGTAAAAGAAACAATTTGTGTGCCTTCAGGATTAAAAACAGATTTAGGCTCAATTCCTAGAGCGCTACAAGGCATTTTTCCTAAAGATGGTTTGGCTATGTTTGCTTACATATTGCACGACCATTTATACAAGGTTGGAAAATATACCAGAAAACAGAGTGATGATATACTAGAAGAAGCTATGAAATTTCTAGGTGTTTCTTGGTGGAGACGTAAAGCAGTTAGAGAAGGTTTAAGAGTTGGTGGCTGGGTAGCTTGGAATAAACACAGAAAAGGATTACCATGCATAAAATGAGAAAAGCAGAGTTAGGCACAATAGCAACAGCGGTAATTTTAGCGATAATCAGTTCAATAGCAAGTTTTTATGCTGAAAAAGAATACAACGTGACACTTCACTTTGAAAAGTCTTTTTGTTCAGAAGAAGTTAAAGTGAAGCCGTATCCCGACATTATAATAACAGACAAACAAAACATGCTATAATAAACAAAAAAGATTCTAAAAGGTATGTCGATAATGACTGAAGGTGAAAAGCAAACACAAGATTTATTTATAGCGTTGGCGAAATTGGAAAAGACTCAAGAAGCTGCTCTGAAAAACCAAGACATTACGACAGATAATGTGAACAAGCTTGTTACCCACATAGAGAAGCTTCTACCGGTTCACACCGACATATCAAACATTAAAAAAATTCTATATTCATTCATTGCAGTAACAATGACTTATATATCATGGAACACATTATTTGTTGTGGAAATGCACGAAAAGCAATCTAATCTAATAATAGCTTCCGAAGAAATTAAAAAAAAATCAGACGATAATAAAAACCAAATAACATACCTAAAAGGTGCAAAACTAGTCAAGCCAAAGAGGTATAAAACTAGACAAGCCAAAGAGGTATAAACAATGAAAAACTATTTTCCTGTTAACGAAACTAAATGCCTTTGCGGTTGTGGTGAGAATAATGTATCAGAAGTGTTTAGAATCAAACTAAACAAAACAAGAATAACGGCAGGAGTGCCATTTGTGCCGACATCTTTTTGTAGATGCGAGTCGCATAATAAAGCAGAGGGCGGTTCAGAAAACTCAGCACACATTTCAAACACTAAAAAAAGTATCAAATGTAAAGCTGTCGACATAAAAGCAACTTCCAGTAGACAAAGATATAGAATTATTCAAGCTGCTATAATAGTAGGCTTTAACAGAATCGGAATTGCTAGAGACTTTATACACTTAGACGATGATACATCAAAAAGCGAAGAAGTAGTATGGTTGTATTAATCTTTAAAACAAATTCACAATAATATACTACTTTCAAAAACAATTTAATGACATACATCAATTATCTCTTTTATTTTTTTCCTATAAATTTTTATAACCTCTTGCAACTCTCCGACAGTCCAAGTTTTTAAAGTTGTCTTATTAGCCTCAAGGAACACGACTTGCTCCATCCCGACCTTTTGTATCAACCCTAATCTATATTCGCCCACGTTACCGCTTAAATGGTCGTTACAGATATTACATTGTGTATTGATATTTCTTTCATCAAATCTAAGTAATGATGATTTACTTCTAGGGATATAATGCCCTGCATGTTCTTGTCTGCCTTTTGAAAAATCGTGAGAGCAGCTTATACAGGGTTTGCCCTTGTCTCTCATTCTGATATATTGGTTTACGAGCTTTTGTGCAAGTTGAAGCAATACCGGCTTATCATTTTTTTTAAACTCTCTTAGTGCAACTCTTGCTTCTGTTTTAGCTTCTTTATCTTTTTTTTCAACAGCTTTTTTTCCATACTTCAAGCTGCATTCGTAAGAGCATACCATTTGAGAGTTGCTTTTTCTCTCGTACGGTGTTTTACATATTTTGCATTTAGGCAGTTTCATTTTAAAGGACTCCCATCACTCAGTCTAAACCTGTCAAGACAATCAAAAGGATAAGGCACACTATCCATACAGTAAGCACTATCAACTTCATCGACAAATCTATTTTCGGTGTATTGCTCTTTGACTGCTTCATCTTCATAGTTGCCTAACCATCTTCTGCAACCTCTTCTGTGTATACACGTGTCCTCGTTTATACAATAACTGTAATCATTTTTCATCTTAGCTCCTTTTCAGTATAGTTATCTATAATTTTTTATTTATAATTTCTATCTTGCCATGACTGCTGATGAGATGGCAATCCCGGTCTAATGAACTTACGATAGTACTTTTCGTTAATCTCATCCACTTTAAACTTTTCTTGATCGTCCATTAAGGCAAACATTTTATCAAGAATTTCAAAAGCATCTTGTGCATTTGAAACTCCTAGTTTTTTCTGTAGTTTTCTAATCTTGGGGTCAAATTCTTTTTTCGTCATCTAATCTCCTTTTTAATAAATATAGTAAAGAACTATTTTTTAATTGTTTTCGTCTAAAATTTCATTTATTCTAGTTGCTTGGCTAAAGTTTATGCCTAAATTATAACTCTGGCTTAGTCTTTTTTGCAAATCACTAATGACAAAATAGCCATCCGCTAATTCAAGTGTCTCATAGAAGTCATAGCCACAATTGTGGTTGCTTAGACCTTCTTTTTTGTAAGTGGCACCATCTCTACCACTGTCACTTATAATTACATTTACCCGTGCAACTTTAATAACCAAAAATTCTTTTATTTGCTCTCGAAGAGGAGTACCTCTTTTAACAGAATTCGACAGAGGAATGCCATAAATATTTTTCCCTACCAATGTTTTGAATACCTTATTTTCTATCATAACCCTTCACCATATCAGCGTTACCGCTGTCCTCAATTTTTGACATTTTTATATTAACACTCATTTGCTCCGATTGCCTCAATAGTATTTTTATTCTTGCTTTAGCTTTTCCAATGTTCAAATCATTCAAATCGTCAAATGCTTCGATTAACGAATTGTAGATATTTTTATTAAACTCCTCAAGTTCTTCTTTACTTAACATTTTCAATTACCTCTGCCCTTTATCATTTTTCTAACTTGACTATTTTCTATTGCACCTACATAACTGTTTGAATACTCAATCGCTCTTATAAACGCTTTCAGCTGCTCAACACTTGTGGTATAGAGTCTTATGTTGATTATCAGTTGTTTGTGGTCTGAGTATGGCTTGACTTGATTCAGAATCGCCATATCACTTTCACTTACTCCGGGTAATTTAACAATACTTACTAAATATTCAAAACCTTGCCCCATTTGTATAGCTTCTTTACCTATTTTAGTATTGATGCTTTCTACTAATCCGATAAGCTCTTTGGCTTTTATTTCGGTTAGGTCTATTCCTATTGGCTTAAACTGTTCAGCTGTCTCAATTATAGCCTTTACTCCATCCCCATAAGTGTTTCTTTTTCTGCACCCATTATAAAAATCCATAAAGTCCGCTTCTTTTATAAATTCTACTCCATCGACAACCGCTTGATATTCAAAAGGATTTTCCTCTACATCAATTTTTAATCCACTTATTAATGATTTAATAAATATTTTTCTAGTTTCCGTCATAGCCTATAGCCTCCTTTGTGCCAGATTGTTCTTCTGCACCTAAATGATCTCTTAAGTTAAAATCATTTTTCATGTAAGTATCAACTGTGCTATTTGCACGCTCTTTGTCTCGTTGTTTAAAGCTTTGCATTGGTTGGGGCTTTTGTATTTTAGTCTTTAATGGAAATAAACCCTGCCATCCATTCATAATAGAAATGTTTATTATCTCTATATGATATTGCCTCATATCACTAAGAAATTTTAATTGATTATCTATCATTGTAGGGGTTAGTTTCTTTTTTATTTCACTCCTAAACTGTACCCACTTATTCCAAGTCTCAACATCTAACCACTCCTTTAAGTGATGGTTAATATGATGGTTAGAAGTAATAAGTGATGGTTCAAGGGGTATAACTTCTGAACTTTGGGTAGCGTTTTGTGGTTCAACTACTGAACTAGGGTAGTTCAACTTCTGAACTTTGGGGGGTAGTTCAACTTCTGAACTTTGGGTATATAAATCCTCAAAAATCAAGTAATCATCTTCATCTAAAATCTCTTTATTTTCATAAGGGAATATGAGATATTTGCTTGATGTCCTACTTCCATTTTTTCTATTTCTGTTCTTTTTAAATAGTAGTTTTTTATCTTCTAAGGTTTTAATCCATTTAGATATTGAACCTCTGCTCATTGATGTTTTTCTTATTAATTCATTCCAAGACGGAAAAGCAACACCACTATCATTACAGTTGTCTGCCAAAGCTAACATTAAAAGCTTTTCGTTGCCCTTTATGTCTTGACAATTAAAAACTATTGTCATTTGTTTAATACTCATTTGGATGCCCGTACGATGCTATTTTTCATAAAGTTAAGAAGAAATTTGTTGTGATAAAAATCAATGTGAATATCGTAAGAAATTAGCAAATTAAGATTATCGTTAATAAATACAATTTCATAAGACTCTAAAATATCAAAGTTTGTATTATTGATTTCACAATATTCTTGACAATATACTATGCACCCCTCTGCAAGATTATCTTTATCAATAGATTCCGTAAAATCAACTAAGATGTTTTCTATTGGCTTTA